GAACATATCGGCGTTCGCCATGAAGGTTGCGGCGTAGCCACGGTATGCAACGGTGCGTCCGAGTTGCGACGGAACTTCAACGCTGACTGCGCCCTTGTTCTGTTCGTAGAACTCGAATCCAGCGGCCGCGCCTGCGGCGTGACCGATGATGAACGTACCGGGTGTGGTGAAGTTCTTGTCAACAACGAGTTGCAAACCGAGTGGGTTGCCGTTCCAAGTGGTCGCGGACGATACGCCTGGGGCGTTCATTGGTGCCAAGGTTGGGAACAACGGACGGCCCGTTGAATCACAAAGGCTGCCAAGTTGGGCCCATACGTCGGGACTGACGAAAGCGTGGGTTGGCAAGTAGTTGCCAGCGGCGCTGATCGTTGCGGCGGCGTTGTAGATGCCAGTGATCGTCGCCTGCGAGTCGGTTGAATCCCAGTTCTCAGTCTGTGAAGTACCGCTCACAATTTCGGTGCAAGCGAGAAGGTCGGTTGCTTGACCGTATGCGATTGCCAACTGACGCAACACGATGTCAACGCTTGAGGGATCGGCCCAATCAATTGATTGTTCGGAGAGCAACACGTACGTTCCGACGGTCTGCTTGTCAATGTTGTTGTTGACAACGGTGACAGTGGAAGGGTCAAGCGTTGCAAGTTCTCCACCCTGCACTGTTGCAGTCGGACGGACGGTCAAAACTGGACGACGGAAAGTGGCTCCCATAGACGGCATCGAGCGTGCGCCGATTGCAGCGACCACAGGGCGAATGGGGTCCAGCGAATCGTACAATGGCTGAACGATCGGGGTCGGTAGAGTTCCCAAAAGGCTTGGATCGGCAGTCACATCGGGAGCGGCTGCCTGAAGGCGTGAGTTGAATTCTGCAAATTCTGATCCGCCCTGAACGAACTTGCTGATGTATTCAGCGGCCGTAGGCATTTTGAATTCGCGCTTGGCGGTTGCATAGATGGGTTGAGTCGCAACAGCGGCTTCAACACTTGTGGGTTCTGACATTTCATCCTCCTCGGATGGTGTTGGGGGGTTTGTTTCTGTTGGGATTTCTTCGGTTTCGTCGGGTTCGTTTTCATCGTCTGCTTGCGCGGCGATGTCACGAATTTCGGCACCCGAGAATGCCGGGACTGCAACCAAACTAAGTTCAATTAGATTGGCTTTCGTTACGACAGTCGCTTTCAAGTTTTTGTCGTAATGCGATTCAATGACATCGGCACCAACGCTGACGGCGTCGTATGCTCCAGCCTTCACAAGTTCAACGGCGTCCGCTGATGCACGAGTACGGGCGAAAGTCGCAGTAAAACCGAGACCTTCCTCCATGTCGGCAAGAGCGTTAACGGTTCCACGCAACTGTGTGAGGTCGTGCCCTTCAATAAGTTTGGCGGCTTTCTGATTCACATCAAAAGCACCACGCTGGAACGCGACACGCTGACCGCCTAAAACGGTCGCAGTGACTGGAGCCCACGGAACTGCGATTCCCGATATTGACGCGGGTGCGTCGCTTTCGGATTTTGCAAAGTCAAGCGTAGGCAGATCGGCGTTAAGTCGAATCATGCTGGCATCTCCTCGGATGTGCGTTCTGTTGCGGACGGTTCGTAAGCAACATTTGCCAAGTCGTTTTCGTACAAATAATCTGAAACATCAAATTTGACGTGGCGTCCACGAGGCAAAATTTGGGCCATGCTCAAAGTTTGCTCAATGCAATCGAGATAAGGCTTGCTGCCAAATAAATAAAGATCCTGTCGCGCGGACTGTGCGTTTTGGTATGTGTAGCCTTGTACGGAAATTCCCAAAAGGTAGGCAGGAACACCAGTGGCCCGAGACAGTTCTAACGCCTGAAATTGACGCGACTCAACCAGTTGTAGTTTGTTCGGGTCACTGGAAAACTCTTTAAATGTCACGACGCTATTTAGTGCGCCGATGGCACCAACTTGTCGAGCGTTACGCCATGCACCAGCAAGTTCCGAAAGATCCTCAGCCGACATCGGTTCCGATGCGTCGGTTTGCTGGAGCCACCCGGCGGCGATCTCATTTACTGCAAAACGATCCGATGATTGCTGAAGTTTTAAAGCCGTAGAAATTGCGCGGTTGCCCGTGTAAAGCAAACCTTGTGTTGGTGCCAAGAACTGCACCACGTCATCAGCGTTTAACTGAATGCCGTTGAAAAAGATTTCGTTGGACGGTCCAAAACGCTGGGCGGTTTGCTGATCGCCCAAAGTGACCATTGCGGCGGGCAACCATTGAAACGAAAGCGGACGGCCCGTTGCCTGCGACCGTGAAGTGACGAACCAGTAACCCGAACCCCACAAAATAAGGTCGGTTGCCAACTGGGAGAAAATGAAGTTTCGAGTCACGCGAGGATCGGGCTGATCCATCCACTGCTCGTTTTCTAAGTAAATCTCTTCGTACTCTTCACCAGTCCATTGCGTGGTGTAATGCTTCAGTTCTAAACAACCAACCATTGACGCGATCATCTGAATCGAGCGCGCCACAGTGGGAACAGAGAGGGCCAGTTCTTGTGACGCCCCGACGGAGTAACTGTAGAACTGGCCCACCTGTGCGGCAGAACCTGCTGCAGCCTGTACGGGAGCAGACGCAAACGCGGGGGTCGCATTCACTTTTTTACTACCGAAAAGAGCCATCACTTGCGAGTCTCTCACACTTTTTGGTCCGTGTTAAGTACCCTCAGCCAAAAGCAAAAGCGGCTTTATTGGACCGCACTGGTTTGGACGCAAGCATGATTCCCCACACTGCACAACGCGCCAACTCAATCGGTCCGGGTGACTTTTGCGAACTGAGAACTATGGACCCGCCCGTTTTGACGGCGACGCTTCGGGCGAAATGTTCAGCCAATGCGATGTCGCCAGTGTGGTGGACGCGATCCTCAATAATCATTGAGCGACAGGCCGCAGTCCATTTGAGCAGTTCGGCATATCCGACGATTTGCATTCGACGTCGCAAGTCTGGGGGACAGTGAATTTCTAGCGATGGGGTGACCGCAAGTTTCACAGTTTGGTCGTGCATGATCCGCACAACTTCCTCCCACATTTGTGCAGCTGATTCCACGACGAACGCGACCGACACGACAACGCGCCCGTCATCAAAAGCGGTAGATACTCCGACATAGCGCGAGTCATCAACGGATGAGTCAATGGTGAGCCACTGGGTTGGTGGTTCTGGTTTGTCGGATTTGCGGTCATTCCACAGGTTGATCGGCAAATAGGAATTGGTGGAATCCACCCACAAGTTCAGGTGACCTCGAATGAACGCTTGACGGTTTGGTGAATCAAAAGCCAACTCCAACGCTTTTGCAGTGATGGTCGTCCCAAGCGCGGGATTACTCCAGCCCCAATATGACCGATCCTCCAAACTGATGCCGGGTGGCAATGACCACTCAGCAAAATAGAGCGCAGTTGGTTGACCCGAGTCAATCGCCGCAATGCCCTGTTCTCTTAGTTGTAAAAGGACGGTACTGCCCTGATCGCCAGCCGTGCTAAAGAGCATCATCATCGGATTCTTGACAGCAATCTGCGACGGCCTCAAAGCCGTAAACACAACATCGGGACCGATGTCCCAAACCTCATCCACCAACAGAACCGACGCAGTCAACCCGTGAGCATGAGCGGACGCCGCGACCACTGAGATAGATGAGCCGTCAGGGAAGTTGATCCGTTCGTCGCCGTTCTGCCAACGCACCTTCATCTCAAACTTGTCCTCAAGGTCGCGGACGACATCCCGAAACAAGGCCATGCTTCGACGCTTTTGGTTAGCGACAATGACGATCGTTTGAGGTTCACGGCGTGCAGCTGCGTACTCGGTGGCCATAAACCCAGCGACCGCACGCATCACCAGGCTCTTACCGTTCTGACGTGCCGTTGAGATACAAGCTTCACGAAACACAAAGTCGCCGTCGGCATCCACAGTCAAAGCATCGTTCACGATCCTCTGTTGCCAGTCCATCAAATCAATGTTCAACACGCGCTTAGCCCAAACAGTCAGGGCAGGACCAAACGAATCACCCGGCGGAACAGGCGTCACCAACCGTGGCTCGATCCGCCCAGATATCGCTGAACCACCGCTGGTTCGGGCTGGTTTCGGCTGGTTCAGGCTAGTTGAGGGTATTTCCGAGT